GCTATAAGGACGATAAGCGCTTCCCCAGCGGCCCATGGTGCAAGCAGGGGGACTTTGTCCTTGTGCGCCCCCACGCCGGTACCCGACTGAAGATTCACGGGCGTGAGTTCAGGATCATTAACGATGACTCCGTGGAGGGTATCGTCGAAGACCCTCGCGGCATCAGCAGAGCCTAGGAGGCACAAGTGGTTGATAACAATAAGGAAAAAGACCCAAAGGACGACTTTGAGTTCGAGGTCGAGAAGCCTGAAATCGAGATCGAGGACGATACTCCGCAGGAAGACCGGGGTAAGACCCCGATGCCCAAGGCGCTAGTTGATGAGCTAGAGGCCGACGAGTTGGAAGACTATTCCGACAAGGTCAAAACCCGTCTGAAGCAGATGAAGAAAGTCTGGCACGACGAGCGCCGCGAGAAGGAGATCGCCCTCCGGGAACATAAGGAAGCTATTAGTCTCGCCACTAGGGTCATGGACGAGAACAAGCGGTTGAAGAGTACCCTGTCTCAGGGTGAGCAGACACTTGTTAATACCTATAAGGGCGCTGCCGAACTGGAGATGGCGGCGGCGAAGCGGGCTTATAAGGAAGCCTACGAATCCGGGGATTCTGACCGCGTGGTCGAAGCTCAGGAGAAGATGACTAATGCCGGTTATAAGCTCGAACAGATCAGGGGCTATAGACCTACTTTACAAGAACCTGAAACTGAGATACAAAGTAGTCAGGACGTGGCTCAAATCCCTCGTCCAGATTCCAAAACGATGGCGTGGCAAGAGCGCAATCCGTGGTGGGGTACGGACGTGGAGATGACATCCCTAGCACTAGGGCTGCATCAGAAGCTAGAAAGAGATAACGGCAAACCATTTGTCGGCTCTGACGATTATTGGCAGCGTGTTGACGAAACAATGCGCCGCCGTTTCCCGGAGTATTTCGGGGAAGAAAAACCGACGAACGGGGGCGGCAAGCCCGTTTCGCGCAATGAAACACGGGCTGCCACTGTAGTTGCTCCAGCATCTCGCAGCACTTCCTCCAAAAAGATCGTGCTGAAACAATCACAAGTAAACATTGCGAAAAAACTTGGATTAACGCCTGAGCAGTACGCCCGGGAAATGCAGAAGTTGGAGAACTAAAATGGCCGAGACCAGACTTGCACGCGAACTTGAAAGCCGTACCCAGACCGAGCGTCCCAAATCATGGCAGCCAGCTTCGGCCCTGCCTGAGCCGGATAAACAGCCCGGATATGCGTACCGGTGGATTCGTGTTTCGAACCTTAGTGTAGCCGACCCGAGCAATGTGTCTGCGAAGATGCGCGAAGGTTGGGAACCCGTACAGGTCGAAGAACAGCCCAAGTTCCATATGATGGTGGACCCCAATAGTCGTTTTAAGAACAACATTGAGGTTGGTGGGTTGTTGCTCTGCAAGATTCCCGAGGAGTTCATGGTTCAGCGCAGCGAGCATTTCGCCAAGATGAACCGGGATCAAATCGACTCTGTAGACAATAACTTTATGCGCGAGAACAACCCGAAGATGCCCCTTTTTAGCGAAAGGAAGTCTTCGTCCTCGTTTGGCAAAGGCAAATAACTAGGAGAAAATAATGGCATATCCCGCTGTAACGGCCCCGTATGGGCTTCTTCCGATCAACTTGATCGGCGGGCAGGTTTTTGCTGGTGCTACCCGCCAGATTCCGATTGCTTCCAACTCCGCGACGGCCATCTTTTATGGTGACATCGTGAAGCTGGCGAACACCGGACTTCTGGTTCAGGACACTGGTACTGACGCTGCTACCCCTGTTGGCGTTCTTCTTGGCTGCTCCTATACGGACCCGGTCTATGGAAAGACGTTCCGTCAGTACTACCCCGGCGCTGTCAATGCTTCGGACATCGTTGCCTTCGTGGCCGATGACCCGGATCAGCTGTTCAAGGTCGCGGTAGTGTCTGGTACCACTGTGGTTACCTACGTTAACCGTACCTCCGTTGGTAACAACGCGGTTCTGGTTCAGAACCTTGGTTCCACGGTTACCGGCAACTCTGCTGTAGCCATCATTGACGCCACGAACACCACTAACACTTGGCCGGTTCGCGTTATTGATGTGATCCCGGAAACCGCTATTGCGGGCTATCCCGGTTCCTACACCGAAGTGATTGTTAAGTGGAATGAGCCGACAACCGGCGCTGCTGGCGGTCATCAGTATCGTCAAGCTACTGGTATTTAAGGAGAACATGACAAATGGCTATTTCACGCGCACAGCTACTTAAGGAACTCCTGCCCGGTCTGAACGCCTTGTTCGGTCTGGAATATGCTCGTTACGGCGAAGAGCATAAGGAAATCTTTGATCTTGAGACTTCGGAACGCTCGTTCGAAGAAGAAACCAAGCTGTCCGGCTTTTCGGCTGCTCCGGTTAAGAACGAAGGTTCTGCCATTGCGTATGACAATGCGCAGGAAGTCTTCACTGCCCGCTACAACCACGAGACGATTGCTCTTGGTTTCTCGCTGACGGAAGAGGCCATCGAGGACAACCTCTATGACTCCCTGTCCGCGCGTTACACCAAGGCTTTGGCCCGTGCCATGGCGTATACTAAGCAGACCAAGGGCGCTGCGGTTCTGAATAACGGCTTCAGCTCCTCCTATAAGGGTGGTGATGGTGTTGCTCTGTTCAGTGCTTCGCATCCGTTGGTTTCCGGTGGTACCAACTCCAACGTTCCGACCACACCTGCCGACTTGAATGAAACCAGCCTCGAAGCTGCCGTCATTCAGATCGCTGGTTGGACGGACGAACGTGGCCTGCTGATCGCAGCTAAGCCCCGCAAGTTGATTATCCCGCCGAGCCTGATGTTCGTTGCGACCCGTTTGCTGGAAACCGAACTTCGCGTCGGTACTTCCGATAACGATATCAACGCTCTGAAGAGCAACGGTTCGATCCCGGAGGGTTACACGGTTAACCACTTCTTGACCGACACCAATGCTTGGTTCCTGTCCACGGACGTTCCGAATGGTCTGAAGATGTTCACCCGCGCTCCGTTGACCCAGTCAATGGATGGAGACTTCGACACCGGGAATGTTCGTTACAAGAGCCGCGAGCGTTATTCGTTTGGCTGGTCTGACCCGCTGGGCGCGTTTGGTTCGTCCGGTTCGACGTAAGTAAAATCAAGTACTTAGTGAAGAACCCCCGGAGAAATCCGGGGGTTTTTTGTTGCCTTATCGTATTACTTGACGCGTCGGCGGGGGTGTGATTCATTACTGTAGCTAAGAACACTTAGGGGCTACGGATGGAAAACACTGAATACCCAAATAACCGTGCAGACGCTAAACGTCTGAATACTAAGTATTATTTCACTGGCACACCCTGCCTGCATGGGCATGTGGCGCTACGCAAGACCAAGGGGGTATGCGTGGAGTGTATGAAGGAAGAGACGCGCTGCGCTTCGGTTAAACGCGCAACTTATTTTGACGCGTACAATAAGCGCGAGGATGTAAAGGACCGGAAGAACGATTGGTACATGGCAAACCGGGACAAAGTCATAGCCGCCGCCGCTACCCGCCCTAGGCACGTAATAAATTCTTATACGGAGGCGTGGAAAAAACGTAATCTTGTTTGGGTCCGTGCCGACACCAAAGCCCGCCGTCGTAAACACCGCGAAGCTACCCCGCCTTGGTTGACGCGGACCCAGAAGTCCGAAATCCGGCAGCTTTACCAGATCGCCATAACTATGACCCAAACCACTGGGGAGCAGTACGTCGTGGACCATATCTGGCCGCTGCGCAGTGAAGTAGTTTGTGGTTTGCACGTGCCGTGGAATCTGCGGGTGACGACGCGGAGGGAGAACCTTACTAAGTCCAACCTGCTTCCTTTTGACGAGGAAGCCCTTGCTTTCTTCTCTAAATCTAGTACCTTCGCTTCGATCTAGGGTCCTTTACCCGCACCGACTGTCCTAGCAGACGTTGTAGAGACGGTGTGGGGATGTGCTACAACACGGAGAATCTCAATGGCTTTGTCTACTTTTCAGGGTCCAGTCCGCTCGCTGAACGGCTTCTATTCGAACGGCCCCGGCTGCGTTATTAACCTGCCCGACAATACGAACACCGTTACGCTGGATGTCCCCACCTACGCTGGGCGTATCATCCGCACCAACGACGCGACTCTGGTTATCACCCTGCCGACGCTTAATGCCTCGGCCAACCCGGTTTCGTCCGGTCCCGGTAGTGACCCGAATAACCCCAATAACATGGGTGTTTCCTTCACTTTTGCGCTTCAGACGGCTGCCACGACTTGGAAGGTCATTACTGCGGCTTCGCAGTATTTGCTCGGTTCCGTGCTGGTTTTTGATGCGTCGGGTGTGACGACCAGTTTTCCGGCTAACGGCACTTCTATCCGCTCGGTTAACCTGAATGGCACGACTAAGGGCGGTATTGCTGGCTCCTATGTCACGTTCTCGGCCCTGAACGCCACCCAGTGGCTTGTTTCGGGTGTGGTAATCGGTTCTGGCACCATCGCAACACCGTTCGCCACCTCGTAATAGGAGGCCGATATGGCTATGCAATACGATGTCAAGTCTAAGCACATGCAGGCTTCAGGCGTTGCGGTTAACTTCCGTACTCGCCTGAAGGGGGCTGTTGTTTCTGCTGACGCTGCGGCAGCGGCTAGAACCGTTGCGTTTGCGAACAATGTTACCCAGACGGGTACCTACAATATCCCCGGTTCCACGACGTGTACGGTAACAATTACCAACCACGGTCTGGCTACGGGCGCTAGGGTTTGGCTGAACTTTACCACCGGAAGCGGCACGACAAACAACTCCTACGCTGTCACCGTCACCTCTGCCAACGCCTTCACGATTGTCACGGCGAGCCTGACTACAAACGGCAACGTGACGATGTACGCAAATATCCTTCTGGAAGTGGACAGTTACAACCCCGTTTCTTTCCCCGTCGTTATCCCCGGGGAAGGCATCCTTGCTGAGAACGGCATTTACGTTGGTCTGCTTGCCAACCTAACTACAACCCTGTTCTACGGGTGATGCTGTGGCAGCAGCTAAGGGTTACGAACTAGCGGGAAGGCGTCTCTTCATCGCCCTGCCAGCCTACGATTTCAAGGTATCCTTGAAGTTGGCAGTGTCGCTGGCTAGCTTTGCCCAGTCCGCAGGTCAGCACGGTATCAGCATCCAGATCGGCAGTATTTGCGGTTGTTCGGTGGTTTCCCGGGCCCGTAATTTACTTGCCGCTGATCTTTTAGAGTCCGACTGCACGGACCTGCTCTTCATTGATTCTGACATTAACTTCGAACCGGACGACGTTTTACGGCTTATGGCTTGGGGTTCGGACCCCAAGAAGGGCATCGTCGCCGGGGTTCCCCGCACGCGCAGCACCGACAAGGTCTATATTGCTGACCTCGAATATGACGCGAACGGCGAACTGACCATGAACGGTATGGGCCTAGTCCGTGCGACCCGGGTGGCTACTGCCTTTATGTTGGTGCGCCGCGAGGTCTTCGAAGTCCTGTCTTCCAAGCACCCCGAGTGGGAATATGACGACAAGCGGTCTGATCGCCGCCTGAGCGCTATGTTTGACTTCAAGGTGACCGACGAGGGCTATATGGGGGAGGACTTCCTCTTCTGTGACCGCGCCCGGGCCGAAGGCTTCGAAGTCTGGATCGACCCCACCATCAAGCTCGGCCATATGGGCGTGCAGGAATACAAGGGCGAGTTCGGTAAGGATGTCCTCTACCCGATGATTGTCCCTGACCAGAAGGTGTCC